TCTCAACAATCACAGTTATGGAGATTGCACAATGAGTAAGCTCTTTGTGGATGACATTGTTGAAAAGACCAGCGGTAACGGTGTGCAGATTCCGGGGCATGTGATACAGAAGCAAAGCGCAACTTATTCGACACAAACGGATATGGCAACTGGCAGTTGGACTGACACTGGCTTAACAGTAAACATTACACCAAAATCTTCAACTTCACATATGTTAATAATGATCGCTCAATCATTTAGAATAGTCTCGTCTAACTCTGACACTGGAATCAGTTTTAGAATTTTAAGGGGCAGCACTGTAATATTTGAGCCAGCCACCACTTATGTTAACTATACTTATAATAATAACAATTATTGTGAGCATAGAGGTGTTGACTATACTCAGCATGTAGACGCTCACGGGTCAAGTAGTCAATTAACCTATCATGTAGAGGGACGTAGCTATGCTGCAAATCCTACTAATAGAGCTAATGACGCTGGCAATACTTCCACGATAATAGTTTTGGAGATTGCACAATGACAAGCATCTTGAAAGTCTCCGAAATCCAAGACCCGACTAACGGTAATAGTGCGCTGACTGTTGATACCAGTGGTCGTATTCTTCAGCCAGCAAAACCAGCGTTTTTTGCAAAAGGACAAACAGCTGCATGGCGCACACTTCCTGATGGTACGCAATGGACTGCTTTAGTAGGTGGAACTTCACACACAACTGGTCAAAGTGGAAATATGTTAAATAAGTATGCTGTGGACTGGACGGCTGCTAGTGGTGGAGGATTAGGTAATGTAGGTGGTCATTTCGATACTTCTACAGGAAAATTCACTGCCCCTGTCGCAGGTTTTTATAACTTTATGTTTAGTTGTTATGCACACAAAATAGGAACGGCGGCGGCGGGAAATTACTTACACGTTAACTCAGTAATTGATGATACGGGTATCCAAGGTGATTTTACTATTTATTTTCATCAAGACGTTAACGTATATAGTTCTATTGAAATTAGTAGACAATGGTTTTTAAACGCAGGGCAAAGATTTCAATTTACGATATATCAATCAGCGGCAAGTCAAATTGCATTTTATGGGTCATATGTCCGGTTTTCTGGATTTTTAATAGGATAGGAGAAGAAAATGAGTATAGCAGAAGCACTCACAGAACTAGGCATCACCGAATGGGTGTTGCGTGGTGAGCCAACAACAGAAGACGAGTTCAATTCAATGTTCCGTAAAGTCACGGGCGCTGATTCCAATGGCTCGGCTATCGAAAGCAGCAAGCCATCTGACTGGGGTACAACTTGGTCAGCGGTCAAAGCAAAGTCAGATGAGCTAAAGGCGGCGGAGCCTCTGAGGCTGCTACGCGAAGAGCGTGACCGTTTGGTTGCGTCTACAGACTGGTGGGCATCCAGCGACCTTGCAATGAGCGACAAGCGTAAAGAGTATCGTCAGTCACTACGAGATATCACTGAGGTGGCAACTAGCCTTGATCATGTAACTTGGCCTACTAAGCCGGAGTAAGATATGAGCAACGCCCGTAATCTTGCAAACTTTTTGGGGACAAGCACTACAGTTCCCACCGCAAAGCTGCCTACAATTCCGTCTTCTAAGCTGTCTCTTGTGAAGGGTGATATGCCATCGGGTTCCTTGCTCAATGCAGCTATGCATTCTAATATGCAACAAGTTAATATATCAGGTTCAACTTCGTATGCTGCTGCATGGACAATTAATTATACACCAGTTAGTTCCAATAGTATTTTGTATTTTTATGTTTCAACTCCAGCATTATCTGAATCAAGCAATAGAATGGATATGAAGTTAAATTGGAGAAGTGGAACTGATACAGAATATTTAACCCCAATGGATGCTGCGTCTATATCAGGTTGGAATCAATTTACAATATTTATTCCTTATCAAGTAGGCAATAGCTCTACTACTCAAGGAACATTAACTTGTACAGCAAGAAGTAATAATTCAGGAATGTGCTATATAAATTATTCTTACGCAGGCACAAGAATTATTGTGCATGAAGTAGCTGCCTGATGTTCGGTGAGTTGGCATTATCCGAAAGGGCTATAGCGGATCAAGGTATTCTAGCCTTTGGTTCTGCAACTGCTGATGCCAACTTTGTTATATCTTCTGATTTTGCCAACCTTCAAGCAAGCGGTAGTCTTAGCCTAGAGGCTATATCTAGCATAAGCAGAATAGGCGCGGGTACACTTACTGGCACTATCGGTGTCACATCCGAGTTTGAGCAGAGCGCCAACGCATTAAGGTTTGCCACTGGTATAGTAGAGAAGTCATTTGGCTTCGTTGCTGATACAGATGGTATTCTTGTAAAGAATGGTATATCTGAGCAGTCATTTGACTTTACTCAGAATGCCTCTGGAATAAGGTTTGCAAGCGGTGTGTCTGAGCAAAGCTTTGACTTTGTGCAGTCTCTTTCTGCTAACGCATTATACTCTGCTCACTCAAGCCAGTTCTTTGATTTTACGCAAGGGTCTGAGGGGAGTAGGGTACTTAACGGGGCTTCTGAAAACTTTGTTGAGTTTGACTTTATTCAAACTGCCGGAATATTAATTTACAGAAACAACTTCAATGTAGAGTTTGCCTTTATACAGACAATAAATGGTGATCTGCTTTGGCTTGAGATAGACGCTAACACTCCTGTAGAGACATGGAGTCAGATAAACGCCTCTGGCGGGACATGGACACCAATAAACGCTAGTGGTACAATAGAGCAATGGATTAAAAAGGTGGTATAGATGGCTAGTACATACACGCAAAATTCAGGCATTGAAAAGCCGGGTACTGGTGATCAGTCAGGAACTTGGGGCGTAACTACAAATACAAACTTTGATATAATTGACCGTGCCGTTCATGGTCAGGTATCTATAGGTATATCTGGTAGTACAAACCTAACAACAAATGATGGCTCCCTTAGCAATGGTATTGCACCCGTTATTATTCTAACAGGCAGTCCGGGCGCTACATTTGAGCTTAGGGTAACCCCTACTGACCAGAAAAAACACTACACTATAAAGAATGAAACAGACGGGGCGTGTAGAGTTATTTACCTAGGTGTTACCTATTCAACATCTAATGGCGTAGAGATCGCGCCAAATTCAACGCAGTCAGTCACAGGTGATGGTGGTGGCAGCTCTGGCGTGTTTAAAAGCCTAACCCCTAGCACAGATCTAGTTAACGACCTGACTCCTCAGTTGGGTGGGGCGCTTGATGTTAATGGGAAAAGTATTGTTTCTGCGTCAAACGGAAACATAGTTATTGCCCCCAACGGAACTGGTCATGTTGCCATAAATAGCAACTTAGATGTTACAGGCGCTGTTGATGTGACTGGGAGTTTAGATGTTGATAATGTAAACATCAATGGAAACGCAGTAACAGTTACCAATACAAACGCTAACTTAACCCTAGCCGGGAACGGCACTGGAAAGGTTCTTATAAGCAACCTTTCTTACCCAAGCGCGGATGGTACGGCATCTCAGGTCTTAACAACAAATGGCTCTGGGGTTCTTTCATTTGCTAACGCTTCCTCAAGTCTTGGTTCAAGCCTCACATTAGGGAACTGGACTATAGAAGTGGACGGAAGTAACAACCTTCTATTTAAGTATAGCGGTGACACAAAGATACAGATGACTGCGGCTGGCACGTTAAATGTAGAAGATGACGTAGTAGCGTTTAGCGGTATATAGTTATGACACTTCCCGGTTCTGGAACAATAAGCATAAATAGCTTAGTCGGTGAGTTTGGGGGGTCTGCTCCTCATGCCCTTAGTGAGTATTACAGGAATGGTAGCTTAGTCTCTTCTGGCAATACAAATGTCCCTACATCTGGGGCCTTGTCGTTGTCTGATTTCTACGGCGCAACAGCAACAACAACAAGAGATATCCGTGTTCAGATGTCTTACAACGCTGGTCATGGATATTCTGCCTTTGGAGTCACATCAGCTAACAGCACAGCCGCTCCTCAATCATACTCAGGCAGCTTATTATATAATCCTTTTACTATCTATTCGCCTGTGTTTAGGGCTGGGACGGGATTCCTAGGTCAGAATATTAATATGAGCTTTAGTCAGAACGAAGATGCTCAAGGGTGTTCTATTTATTTGTACGGTGGCACAAGTTCAACAGCCGTGAATACAGTAGTTTTGGGACTGAATGCTGGATATAGCAGCGGTCAAGGCGGGGCTAGAGGCTTTTCAATTGTTTTTGATAGCAACGGCGGCTGCACAAGCATCACAAACACAAGCAATACTTACAACTATAGTTTAATCTCAATTTCAACCAACAACCCAAGCACAAGTCACCGCTGGTATCAGTGGCGTTGCATATCTCCAAACGCCACACAGAAAGCCTCAACTATGATGAATGGCGACCCAACAAGCCTTAGCTCTGTAACACAGCCTGCATAAGAGAGAAGCTAAATGCCTCTTCAAAAATTACAATTCAGACCCGGAATAAATAAAGATATTACATCTTATTCTAATGAGGGCGGCTGGGTAGATGGCGACAAGATAAGGTTTCGTCTTGGTTTTCCAGAGAAGATTGGTGGATGGCTAAAGTATAGCGTCAACACCTTTCAGGGGGCCGCTCGCGCTCTTCACAACTGGATAGCTTTAGATGGTTCTAACTTTCTGGGGATAGGCACCCACCTTAAATACTATATAGAGGAAGGTGGCGGATTTAACGACATTACCCCACTGAGATCGACCACAGCGGCTGGTGACGTTACGTTTGCCGCAACCAACGGCTCCACAACCATTACAGTTTCAGATACAAATCACGGCGCTGTGTTAAATGATTTTGTTGAGTTTTCTGGAGCTGCCACTTTAGGCGGCAATATAACAGCAGCCATACTAAATGCTGAGCATAAGGTAACCGCAGTTGTAAGCTCAAGTCAGTATCAAATAGTTGTTTCCGCTACAGCTAATGGTTCTGACACGGGCAATGGCGGCAGCTCAGTTGTAGGTAAGTATCAGATTAATGTTGGTCTTAACTCACAGGTTGGAGGAACTGGTTGGGGTTCTAGTACATGGGGAAGACTTGGCTGGGGTTCTGGATCTTCCCTAACAACAACAACAAACATAAGACTGTGGTCACATGATAACTTTGGAGAAGACTTAATTATCAACCCAAGGGACGCAAACGTGTACTATTGGGACAAGGGTATAGGTCTTGGCGCTAGAGCTGTAGAGCTTTCTACTAAAAGTGGGGCTAAATCAGCTCCACAGATAGCTAAGCAGATACTTGTGTCAGATCAGGACAGACATGTTCTGGCGTTTGGGTGTGATGCAATTAACTCTAGCTCAAGTGCCGCTCAAGGGAATGGTGTGCAGGACCCCCTACTTGTTAGGTTCTCTAGTCAAGAGAACGCAGTTGATTGGTATCCAACAAGCACAAACACCGCTGGTGACCTTATACTTGG